TAATAATTAAAAAAGTAAACAAATGTTTGTTGATAAGAAAACAAAATTAGAAAGACTAGATGTATGTAAAAGTTGTAGTTTCTACCGAAACTTCTTACTGTTAAAGAAGCCACAAATAAGTAGAGGCTCAAGATGTGCTAAATGCAAATGCTTCCTAGATGCAAAGACATCATTAACAAAAGAGTTTTTTGGTAAGTGTCCAGAAAATAAATGGTAAAACTTTACATATGAATTTTAAAGAAATCGCTGCTAATTACAGCAAGAACAAAAGAGGTATGATGACTGATGCAGTTATTAAGAACAAAAATCATCAAAGAAATTTCCCAACCTATCAAGCAACTTCATTGAACTTAATGTTTGCTGAATGGCATTTATTATTTCCTGCTAACAAACAAAGTATTAATTGCACTTCTTGTAGAGGAGCAGTTTGTAAGTTTTGGGAGATGATGGTAGATGAGTGGATTGAAATAGAGCAAACACCTAAAAAGAAAAATGTCCCTAAAAAAAATAAGACAAAATAAAGCAGATGTAATCTTTGACTTCATTGAAATTGCTGGTAGTGAGTTAGAGAAGAGGTTTGGGGAAACCCCAACTAGTAGGGATATTATAAGACATCTTGCAGAGAGAGGATTAATTGAGCCTAAGAGAATTAGGAACTATATGATTATTGCTGACTTTGATAGGATGCTAGTAGGTAATGAAGGGAGTAGAACTAACACTTGGATGGACTTATCTATTAAGTACGAAATAAGTGAGAGTATGGCTCAGAACATAGTCTATAAGGAGAGAAATAAGGCTAAACCATCAAGTAACATCACATACTAAAAGTTTTGTAGGTAAATTGGGTAAGATTAAAAACACTTGCTTGTATTTTTGCTGCTATGAACGAAAAATGGTATAACATTCAAAACAAGGCAGGTGAAACTGCTGATATATATATCTTTGATGAAATAGGTACTTATGGAGTAACTGCACAAGACTTTATATCAGAAATCAAAGATTTAAAAGATATGCCAATCAACTTACGCATCAATTCGCTTGGAGGAGATGTGTTTGATGGAATGGCTATGTACAATGTAATCAAAAGAAGAGAAGCTAAGACTACAGTCTATATAGAGGGTATAGCAGCAAGTATCGCTACTATCATTGCTTTAGGTGCAGATGAGGTGATAATGGCAGAGAACTCTTTATTTATGATTCATAACGCTTGGGGAGGAACTTCAGGAGAGGCTAAGGATATGCGTAAGACTGCAGAAACTCTTGATAAGATTACAAGTGAACTAACAGACATTTATGTAAAGAAGACTGGATTATCGTATGATGCTCTTGCTGAGATGATGGATGAGGAGAGTTGGTTAAATGCTCAAGAGGCTTTTGACTTAGGATTCATTGATACTATCTCTGACTCTATTAAGGTGGCTGCAAAGTATGATGTTTCTAAGTTTAAGAACATCACGCAGGAAGAAATTAAGAATAAATTAAGTATTAATATAAATAACAAAAAAATGACTAACGAGTTAAAAGATTGGTTCAATAGTAAGGTTGAGGAAATTGTTACTGCTGTAAAAGGTGAGGTAAAAGTTTCTGCAGATGTTGCTGAACAAACTGCGATAACTGTGAACTTAGGAGATAACGAAGAAATTACAAATAAGATTTCTGAATTTGAGGCTAAGAACATAGAATTATCAAACAAGATGTCTTTACTAGAAGAAGAATTGGTTTCTGCAAAAGGAAACAATGAAACCTTAACAGTAGAGGTTGAAGGTTTGAACGCAAAAATCAACAAGGCAGACGCTAAAGGTACAGAATTAGAAACTTCAGGCGACCCTGCAATAGTTGAAAACAAAGTAGTAGATGGCAATTCAGCATTTTACGCTGCAATGGCATCAAGAATAAGAAGTAAATTTAATAATTAAAAAAATAAAATAAAATAATATGCCAACAAATGTAGCAAATGACGCAATCACCGCAACTTACGGTGGTGCGCAACTAAACGAAATCTTCTACGAACCAGTATTTAGAAGTGATGATATAATGCGTAACTATAGAGTAATTCCTAATGTTAAGCACGTAATGAATGTATATACAGCAGCAGCTTTAACGAAAATCGTAGAGGTTTACTCAACTTGTTCAGCGGCAAGTGGTACTAACCAATTTGACCTTTCTGACAAAGTAATTACTGCAGGTAGATGTAGAGTTGCTTTAGAGCAATGTACTGATGAGTTTTTCGGAACTTTCATTGAGGAGTCTTATAGAAGTGGAGCAGATGTAATGAATATTGAAGGTACTCAGTTAGCTGATGCAATCGTAAACAGAGCAGTAAAAGGTATCGCTTCAGATGTAGTAAGATTAGCTTGGGGTGGTGATGTAGCAGGAGCAGTAGCAGGATATGCAGTATTTAATGGTTGGATGGAATTAATGAAAGCAGAGACTGTTTTAGAAAGAGTTGGTGTAGCACCAGCAAATCCAACAGCAGGAGAAGCATTAGGTTTAATAATGCAAGTTTATGATGGAGCGCCTGCAGCATTACAGCAAGTAGCACCAGCAGATAAGAAAATGTTTGTAACTCCTAAGTTATATAACGCTTACTTACAGAATCTTGAAGGTAACGGAGCTGACTTAGCAATCGTTAATAGAGTAGATGCTGCACCTAGAGTTTCTTTTAGAGGTGTTGAATTAGTAGCAATGTATGAGTGGGACACTATCTTAACTGATACTAACCCAGATTTATTTCAAAGTGCAGCAGGTGCTGACCTTACTCAAGGTATATGCTATACTGCAGTAGAGAACTTAATCATTGGTTCTGATGTAACTGACCCAGAAGGTTCTTTCAAAGTATTTTATGATGATTTAGAAGAAAAAATGTTCTTCAGAGGTTACTTCAAGTTAGGTGTACAGTACTTGTACTCTTCTCTTGTTCAATGGGGACTTTTAGTATAACAATAATGTAATAATAGAGGAGAGGGTGTAAAAATCTTCTCCTCTTAATTACTTTTTAATTAATTATAAAATAATAATAAAATGGCAATAGATACAGGTTTAGCAATCGCGTGTGCAGATTTACAAGCGACTGGAGGTATAACACAAATCCTACTAAGAAGTTGGACAGCAACTGATGTAATTACTTATGGTGCTACTGGAACACATAGCATAGCAAGTATTCTTAAGGTAGCTGCTGATGCAGAATGGTTTGTGTACGAGTTTAAAAATGAAACACCAGCATTAACAATTAGTGCAACTAAAGAAAATGGTTCAACTGCTTTTGAGTGTGGACTATCTTTTATGTTACCAAGATTAGAATTAACAAAGAATAATGCTTTACAGTCTATGCTTAATGAGTGTATGATGGGTATGGCTTTAGATACTAATGGTCAATGGTGGGTTTTAGGTGTTTCTGAGAAGTATGCAAATGAAGATGTAGCAAGTAGAAGTCAGACTTTCTTAAATATGGCTACTATAGAAGGTGGTACAGGGGCTGCTTATTCTGATGAAAGTGGAGTTACTGTTAGTTTAATGGCAAGACAGTTTGAATTACCAAGAGAGTACGCTGGTTTAGTTACTGTAGATACAGCAGCTTTAACAGCAATAACAGGAGCATAATAATTAAAGATATATTTTTAGGTTGGACTTGTTTCGTAAAAAGTTTATAACCTTTTCCTATTAATATCTTTCTAATAATATGTGTGATTGTGGTCAAAAAGTTGTAAATTACACACACTTAAATATATACACACTTATGGCAAAATATAAGGCAGTAAAATCATCAGGTACTTTGTATAAGGGTGATTTAAAGATTAAATGGGCTACAGCAACTCAAGAGGAGTTAGCTTATGCTTACGAGGATTTAGGATTGACTAAATTAGTAGAAAAATTATCAACTATAAAAACTGAAGATGAGCCAAAAAAAGAAAGTAAGAGGAGCAGCAAAAACAAATCTTCAGACTCAAAAGAGTAATACTTTTGAATTTGGGGTTTTTAATTTAGCAGTACCTCAAAGTATAGAAGAACCACAAGACTTATCTAGGGTGCTGACTAAGTTCGTACCATTTGGTAATGACAACTTGTTTCCTCAGTACTTAGCTAGACTAAAGCGACAGTCATCTACACACAGAAGTGTCTTAGCACAAAAGACAATCTTTACGAGTGGTGCTAAATTTGTCAGTAGCAATGAAGACATATTAGACTACATTAAAGATGTAAATGCTGATGGAGAGTCATTAAGAATGATTTTTAAGAAGTTAGCAGATGATTACTATACATTTGGAAATGCTTACTTAGAAGGAGTTATATATGATGGTGGACTGAATCTATACCATATAGATGCAACTACTGTTAGAATGGCT